AAGAAAGTCGTTGACAAGGCTTTCAGACTTTTCCTTGCCAAACTTTTGTGCTAAGTAAGGACCCACTGGATCCAATCTAGTCATATAAGTATCGAAGTCCTTATAGATGTTAGTGTCTGTCCCTTTCGGTTGATTTAATTCTACCATCTCTTTGTATTTTGTCAAGTACTTCTTAAATGTGTCGAGGTGCTCATCAACCTCTTCCATCGGACAATATCTGACATATATGTTCTCTGAGAAGTGATTACCACGTTCAAAGAAACGGTAGTCCTTATCAGACTTGGGTAGATCATCTACACCAAAGAGATACTTCTCTGTAGGGTGTTGGAAGTCAAAAACTATGATGACTCTCTTCTGCGTGAACCCCATGAGATCCATACCAAAGCAAGGTAGATTTGCTCCAGTCTTAGGATATATTATAGTATTATATACGTGCGTCTTGTCACTCCATATGTCTACCTCTCTAGACTTAATGAAGTGCTCATTCTTATAGATCTTAGCAGTTAGGTTTGTACCTTTACCTTCCCACTCTGCCCATGTATTTTGATATTCGAGGTCAGGGAAGGTTTCCCATACAGCCTCTTTCCAGTTCTTCCAAAGGTTCATTTCTTTATCTGTCGTATAAGGGTGTTGTTACTGTCGCCCTTAGCAGAGTGAAAAACTTCCACATAAGAATGACAAGTAGCACATGAGAATGTTGAATAAAAATCATATTCAGATTCTTCTCCATCATTGATGTCTTCCATATCGTGATCTGCTCCCCAGATCAATTCACTACCACAGTGCCAACAATTCATTTTATTTTTCATATTTGGTAAGGTCACATTCAATCAAAGGTAAAGGTTCTCCATTTAAAGGAGTTGGTTCACCAATCTTTTCTAATAGTTGTTTCGGGATCTTTTTAAATCTGATGTCATAGGGTATAGGTGCATTTTTTACACACACTCTTATACATTCTAATTCATCTTGAGTTAGACGAACCATGTCCCAATCAATTTTATCCATGGGGGTCATAATATTTAATCAAAAATGCTGTACCTGCTATAAGTACAACGATAATAATAAGTGTGATCACTTGGTGTCCTCCAGTTCTTTAACCATTTTCTCTACTTGTTCTCTAAGTTGAGTGTAGAACGCTGCGTTAACATGCTCAGGTTTCATTCCCAATAATGTTGCTGCTTCACGTACCTGTGCGAGAATCCGTTTTGCTTCGGGTCTCTCTGATAGTGTAACACGCATAAACATTGTCTGTTGAAGATCTATCAATTCTAACAACTTTACCAGTTGCTGTATCTTCTGATCTATCGTCAGTATAATACCCATACGGTTGATGTCAACGTATAGATCTTGCATTCTTTTCAATTCGTCCTGAACCACGTCAGACTCGAAGAACTTCATAGGTACAACTCCTTTAGGGTTTTACGGTGTTTATCAGTAGATACTTTTAAAAGTGGTTCATACTTCATGATCTTTGCCTTAGCATCTTTCCATACTGGATCGGTAGCAGTGACGTTATCACAAAATTCAAACATCTTTTCCATTATAACAACTGACTCCAATGTTATTTTACCACCCATCCACAATTTAATCAAGGTCGGGTGTGGCTTGCCAGTAAACAGATCATTAAAGGACTCGCATGAGTCCTTCATTGTTTGAGCATCAGTCTTAAAAATATATGATAATGACTGTAGTTTTCTTATATAGTCGTTATAGTTCTTCTCTCCCTTGGCGGTCATTGCACCAATCCATTCGCTGTTTTCTTCTACAAAATTAGCGAGATAAAATTTAGCAAGTTCATCTTCATTATACTTGCGTGATAGTTTTATAAAAAAATATTTGTCCTTTCTCTTGTCGTAAGTTTCTTCTTTAGCCTTGCCAAATGGACTCCTTCTGAAGTCATAAGTCTTAGTCTTAAAATGATTACGCATGGCAAGGTACATGCGATAAGCATCTATACCCTTCACAGTGCTAGGAAACCACGACTCCCTTTCTTAATGAAGTTTAACTTCTGTGCTTCATACTTTAGTTTCTCTTTCAATGGTTTGTTGATGAGTTTATTGACTCCCTCGATCTCAATAGCTTTCTCCTCACAATACATGACGATTGCTTCAATATAGTTGAGTGAACCATCTTTTACGATGTTCTCAATCTCAAGCGAAAACTTGCTCGCTGTCATAAAATTTTCCTCTAGGGCATCATTTAGTTTTTTACCAGTCGCCATGGATCTCCTTGTAATAGTCTATGTAATCTTTTAGGATAGGTACGTAAGTTAGAATGTCCTTCTTAACAAAGACTTGTGGAGTTCCAGTTTCCACTGCGATGATAGTTACAAGTTGTTTAACCTTGAGACCTGTAAGCTCTTGAAACATTATAGCATAAGCTGTCTCTTGAGAGAAATAGTCTTGAACCCATGCCTCTCGCTTATACTTCGTTGACGTTTTAAAATCTATAATCGCTAGTTCATTATCATATTCAGCAATACAGTCAACTCGACCTGCGAGTTTCAGAGTGTGAGAATATAGAGATTCTTCTAGTGCGTGTATATTATTTATCTTGTCAATATAAGGTCGTATTTGGTGGAACATCCCTAATGATAGCACGTCATCCCTGTATCTGTCTAGGGGCTTGTTACTTAAATAATCTTCTGCCAACTTGTGACACTTATTACCACGTGTAGTAGCTCTCTTGGATATAGCATTTGCTTCTTCCTCACCGACTCTACGTCGCCACTCCATTATAGATTTCTTCTTCTTTTCACCAATTACAGTTGTAACAGAAGGGTAGGAAGAACCTTCAACCTGGTACCTCCTACCCTTTTCTGTTGTTTTTGCTTTTAAGTTTGGAAACGTATGTATGTTTAAATGTTTAAAGTCCAAGATTCAATTTATTAATAAGATAAGACTTCACCAGTCCAGAACGAACTATGTCTTTTATACCAAATTCTACCATTTCAAATTCATCCATACCTTGAATGATCTTCATGAAGTCTAAGATACCGTTCCTTTCGTTAGTTTTCAGTAAGTCAGTTTGAGCAGCATCACCAGCAAAGATAATCTTTGTGTTGACACCTAACCTAGTTATAATACTATCTAACTCGTGAAAATTCAAGTTCTGCATTTCATCAACCAACACAATAGCATTGTCTAGTGTAGTACCACGTAGGAAAGATGTACTCCAGAATGATATAGTTTCCTGAGCTTTGAGGTTAGCATATAGCATACTAAAGCTAGCATCATCAGGCATCTTGAACATATAACGTACCATGTTCTGATATGGTATTTGATATAGCTCTGCCTTATCATCGTGGTCACCAGGCAAGAAACCTATTTCTCTGGTAGGGACTAGAGATCTGACAATATAGAGTTTGTCATATGCTGATCTTTCATCTAGGATCTGCTGTAATGCTAGGTACATTCCAATGAATGTTTTACCTGTGCCAGCAGCACCATACATGTATAAGTTCTTCTGTTTGTTGAACGCATCAAAAACTTTCTCCTGACTTGGTGTCAGAGGTTTTATCTGAGTCAGATATCCTGAGTTGATGGGTTTGCGTTTCATTTGTCTCTTAGTTAGCCCAACCATTGAAGGTTGTTTCTTGTCTTTAACTGACATAAATTAAGGAGCCTCGAATTTAGCGTAAGGGTGATGTTTTTTGACATTACGAAGTCGGTCTTTGAAACCATCAGGTAACTTGTCCTGATAATCTCCCACACCAGAGACGACTTTGCTGATTCCAGCATTCCAGTCTTTATCCCAATCGGGATGATTGTCTCTCCACTCTTCATATTGAGCGATAGTCATTTGGAGTTCTTTCATCTCTCCAGTTTGGTTGTTTTTTACTGGGTAAATAGGCATTATGTTGTCCAATCAAGTGCTTCTGCTACGGTAGGGAATTGTTGTATGAACACATTTCGACATGCGTTAGCAATGTCCATATGTTCCTTCTGTGTCCCATGAGCAGACCTTAAATTTATATAGTGAACCCACGACCTACATGATCCCGTCATGTAGAGTTTGGTAGGAGTTGCTAACGGGAGTACGAATCTAGCACACTCTTTAGCAATACCCTCTCGTAGGAGTTCATTATATAAGTCTATTCCTTCAGCAAAGTAACTCGCTATAACCTTCTGTAACCTCTCTGTCTGCTCCTCTGGGATGTCATCTATACTGTTCTGTCTATTCTTAGCATCTTGCCTTCTAAGTTCTGGTATTGGTATATCTCCTAACAGATTAGTGTCAGCATACCTCTGACTAAACTCTTGGAATGTAAATGATCTATGCCTTAGTATCTGTGCTGCTAGTCCTCTAGTAGTAGATATTTCTAATGTCATAGTTGCCTGTTCAAACACTGACCAGTGGTCATGTTGTATACAGTATTTAAGTAGTCCTGCTACCTTTGGATTGTCTTGATTGTTAGGATTACTCACACGAGCAATATACCCCATTGTCTTTTCAGCGTCAGGGGTGATAGAGATCAGGTTTACGTTCATTCTAATTCTGGCAGGTCTGGTTCTGGATCATTACTGAATCCTTGATTTGTCTTACGATCCCAAATAGCGTACTTCTTGTCAAAGTCTATTTGCTCTTTTTTATCTTTAAGATACTTGAGTTCGTCTTCATTATATAACTCAGGTTGCTCAAGTGCTTTGTCAATCTTTTTCTGTATTTTCATTGATCTGTTTAGATGTGTGCTCGTACAGTGCTTCAAAGATCTCATCCGCTAAGTCGTCAAGATCTTCGGTGTCCGACTCAAAGTCGAACTTATCATTTTTTCGGTTTTGTAGCTCCTTTATTTGATGCGTCAATATATTTTTTCGCATCGAAGAGCTTTGCGGTGACGTTTCCATTTGTATACTCTATACTTTGTAAACTGCCCTTTCCAAGAGAATCGTAGTAGCAATCAAAGATGTTAACTTTGAGTCCGATAATAATATCGTGATGCTCTACTCCATCTGTCATGTAAGTGACGAGGTAGGAATTGCGAGGAAGTTTAGTATTCTTAGCAACTGATCTTTCACAATCAATTTCTAATACTGTAATCCCATACTTTTCGGACTTTTCGGGTACGTCTTGGTTTTTAGCCCAAACGGTCATCCTCTATTGCCCCACTCAATTTGTGGGAATGCTTCAGCAACAACTGCTTTAGTGACTCTATACTTCTTTTGAATGGTCTTGTTACAGGCAGCGATGAATAAATCTGCTTCATCTTCCTGTAGACCTTCCAAGAGTTGAATAAACAACTTCTCTCTGTTCATGTTGTTAAGAGACGCATCTCCTCCTTTGAAGAAACGATAGAATCCCTTGTATTCATGATCTAGACGAGTATGCTCTGTACCTGCTGGTGCTTCGTTTCTTTTAAAAGGAACTTCACCCTCTGGGAGCATAAACTTAAGAGACTCATCAAAATTAATGATAAGGAGTGCTCTTAGTCCACTGTTGTTGTATTCTTGTAAGATTTTAATCTTTTCTGCTTTTGTCTTAGCAGATGATGCTGACTGAAGTATTTCAGTCAATAAAGCATCATTCGGTAATTTTTTCGCCATAATAATGATCCTATCAAATCAGTATACTACTAATCTTCCTCCTCGTCAAGTAATAGGTCATCGTCCATGAATTTAACTGCTAGCAGTTCTTCATTGACATAAGACCCATTTCCATCCAAAAACTCAGGATGAAGATTATCTAGTTGTCGTTTATATGTGTTTTGGTCAACTGTACCTCTATATATCCATCCTATCACACCGCCTAATCCAAAGGCGAATAAGGTGCTAATACTAGCAACCCAGATCATTAAGTTAGTTTCCATGTCTCTCCGTGATGTCAAATTTAAGTCTAAAACGACACCTCCACTTAATAAAAGGGAGGGTCATGTCAAAGTCGATGTTGGACTTGTCTTCCCTCCTTGCTCTCGGTAGCATAAGCTCTATGCCTTTATTTAGCGAAGGACTTTTTCCTTCTGCCTGGTCGGTGTTCCCACTCGTATTTTTTGGCATCGTCAAGAATTCCCCTCAAGTATTTTACAATTTTTCTCGCGTCTGGTTTGCTGAGAAAGTGGTACGCTTCACGTATTTGCGTATGGTCAGAGTCTTTGCCACCCTTGATGTACTCTTCAAGGTCGTGTGCGGTCTCTTCTATCGCCTTAGCGGTAGTTGACTCCAAAAACTCTAATGTCGCCTTCCTAGTCGCTTTTGAGTGCGTTAGAAGGGGATATAATTTGAAGAGGTATCTTCTCTCCATAATTGCCACGTCCATTGCTTTTTCAGCAAGTGCGTAGATATCGTCTGTCATGGGTTTAGACAAAGTTGTGTTCTCTTAAGTATTTTACTGTGTCGGTACAACCACCGAGTTTCTTACCATTACAGAGGATTTGGGGAAAAGTTGCCCCAACTCCGAATTCATCGTAAAAACCGTCTCTTTGGAAGTCCGTATTTAGATGGTACACCACATAATTCAATTTGGCAAGCTCTAGGACTTGTTTGATGCGGTCACAGAATGGGCAACCGTCTTTTGTGTAAACCGTGAAGTTCATTTATTGTATGTTTGGAGTTTCGTAATTAAACCAACCTGTAGCTATATATTTCTCTTCGATTTCAGATATCTGCCCTTTGTGAACATGTGTCCATGCTGCTGGCCATATAGCGATCCTACCAATAATTGCTTCCATGGTAAATCCTTGCTCAAGGAACATTGTTCCTCCGTCTGAGCAATTATTTAGATTTATAGACCATGCTAAAGCACGTGTTGTTTGTGGATTTGGATAATTAGTGAAATTCGTCGTTTCATGGTGCCACAACTTGAAACCCCCTTTGGGGTCATAGTGTTGTATGTTGAAACTGTCACAGAGCGTAAAACGGTCTGTATGCTTTAAATTATCGTGTTCTGACTCATACTGCCCAAATGCTTTTACAAGGGCACCATAGATGATTTTATGCGTGAATGACGACTCACTAAACCTAGTATAAAGGTCTAATGAGTCTTTTAGTTCTGGATCTACGAATCCATACCCTAATTTACCTGCTTCACGATCAGGGTGTTTGTTAAAATATTGAATTATGACATTACAATCATCGGGTTTCAAAATGTCATCATATATACCGATAAATTTCATTTAGTCGTCGTAAACTAAACATTCTGGTTCGTCAGGATGCATATCGCAGAATAGCTCTAATGCGTTGGGATCGTGGTGATCTCCTGCTTTAATCTCTTCTTGATGATGCTCTACATACTCTTCTAGTTCATGTAACTCCTCTTTGTAGTGTCTTCTTGCTGCTGAAGAAACTGTTGGATCATCAATGATCTCTTTGTCTTTTTGAATGTGATCTTCTATTGATTTCATAATAGTACCTCGTTGATACACTAATATTTAGGTAAAACCCTACAGAGTAAAAAATACCCCGAATATTTTTTCCACTTTTCTGGGCACAGAAAGTCGAATTTCCCTACAGTATAGCATAAAAAAAGACCCCTGTGAAGGGGTCATGATCCATCTCGAACCAATGTATCTATAATGCGTTACCACGAGGTAATACTTCCTCTGGGAACACAAAGTTCTCGTGAGGTTGGTCAACAGATGACATCCATGCTCTCATGCCTTCATTAAGAAGAATGTTCTTAGTGTAGAAGGTTTCAAACTCTGGGTCTTCTGCTGCTCTTATCTCTTGAGATACGAAGTCGTATGCTCTGAGGTTAAGTGCTAGACCTACAATGCCGATTGATGATGTCCACATACCCATGACAGGTACGAACAACATAAGGAAGTGTAAGAATCTTTTGTTAGAGAAAGCAATACCAAATATCTGTGACCAGAATCTGTTTGCTGTAATCATACTGTAAGTTTCTTCTTCCTGTGTAGGATCGAATGCTC